AGCGGAGATCATCATTTATGGTGGTAACTATGGTATCTAGTGTAGCATCACCAAGGCCGATTTCGTAGGCGGTAGTAATGTTGGCCTGATAAAGGATTCTATCGACCCCGGCCCCTTCATCAAAGGTGTCATAATATAACCCGACATACCAAGAGAAACCTGCTGACCCGCTCGTCGTTCCTTTTGCATAGCTCATCTCACAAGAAACGGTCGGGGGGGTGACATCATCAGGGACAATGCCAATGGCGGCAAGATCAGCAGCGGGAATAAACACGGTAAGACTTGTTAGATTCACCCCATCCGACAAAGCCCTGAGGGTTGAGGGTACACCAAGCGCATCATATGCATCCTGATTGAAAATCTGGCGGAGTAAATCAAACTTGACAGTATCATCGGAGTGAAAAATCTTATTTTTCCTAGTGTAAATCCCCGTGTTATAGGTATCGTAATTAAAGTAATCTTCCTGGTATCCTCTGCGTGGGGCATGCTGTTTGTCGATGGCATTGATTCGGGAGGCGACAAATTCCTCGTTATGCAGGCCGGTGATCAGATCAAGGCGTCTGTCTTCATCGGCGGAGTTTTCGAGGATTGTTACCCTATCTGTAACATCCGCTGCTGCTTCTGCTGCTGCTTGAGCCGCTTCCGCACCTGTCTGAGCAAGCTCTGCTGCTGCTTGCGCAAGTTCAGCATTTGTTTCGGCAGTTTCTGCACCTGTCTGAGCAAGCTCTGCTGCTGCTTGCGCAAGTTCAGCATTTGTTTCAGCGGTTTCAACACCTGTCTGAGCAAGCTCTGCTGCTGCTTGCGCAAGTTCAGCATTTGTTTCAGCGGTTTCTGCTGCTACTGCTGATGCTGCTGATTTCAAAGAGTAGTGTTTAGAGGAGAATAAGCCAGTCTCTACTTCTACATCTTCGTTCTTCTCCGCCCACTCATATGCTTTTTGAATACCTGCCTGAGTGTCTGCTTCTAGATCATCAAATCCGGCTTCTACAGCTGCTGATAGGTTATTTACATCTGCCGCTTCGACAACCTCTCCTGTAAAAACTTGAAGGGGTGCTTTATCGAAATAAGTGCCCATTAATTTCTCCTTTTAGTTGGTAAAAACTGTACTAGTATAGATTTAAACTTATGCTGATCTCTATTACTTTCTAGAGTGTGTATAGATATTGATAGAGATGTACCAACTCCGAGTTGATAATATGGCATAGATTCTGTTAAAATATTTCCATATCTAGAAGAACCGTATATTGCTTCACCATATGCGTCAGCAACTATATTCATCGACACTTCCATAGAAGTTACGGGGGATGTTTTGTCAGAATCCCCGTAATAAAAAAACGGTTTTATAAAAAAACTTGTGCCAATAGTTGCTATAACGTCGAAAACTGCCTTCCGAAACTTCTTCAATACTCCTACAGACTTTAGAGATGTTGGATTAGTTCTAAAACTTGTGGGAATAGCACCACCATTGAAAGATGTACCTGCATTCAACTGATAACAATAGTTTGAGTCTTCCGAGATAAAGAATGTATTAGTATCATCATAAAATACCTGTTTGAGGGTTATACCGTAATTCAGCGGCAGCACATCCCTGATAGTTTTATCTATATTAAAAGAAAATACTAAAACTAAACCAGAGGTATAATACAAGTAGTATTTACTTTTATTACTGTCTATAGTAGCTTGTAGTATATCTCCAAAGTTATTGTGATATAGATTTGGAATAGCCCTAGAAATAGTTCCCAATTCAAAACCAGATATTTCAGATAAATGTAAGAGAGATACAACTCCTACAGGTGCAGCCCAATAAACATTCCCCAGAAAATTTATAGCTGTATTCTCAACACCACCTATTGTGCTTGAAAATGATTCTACTTGAAATATCCAATTCCCACTGTCAGTATTGTAAGCAACACTCCTCAGAATTTCGGTTGAAGACGCGGTTGTTACAACCAAGATATTTTGTGGTCCAAGAACAATATTGGTAATCCTAGCCCCAAACAGTATTTCGCCAGCATTTGACAGCGCGTTAAAATCAGTGGGATCGCCAACACCAGAAAAGAAAATTGAGGAATCATATCCCAAAAATAATCTGTTATCATAAACACCAGCAATATGCGGGAAAATGGTGGTTGGTAGATTAGAATCATTAATAATTGTAAGAGTGTCACCATCAAATACCCTAGGAGCGTCTGTTCCATTCGTTATTATACAAACAATAGCATTACCATTATAGCCGTCAAACCTATGGGGAAACCCCTTCAAGAGACCAACACCAGCTATCTCCTCGCCCTCAGTTTGAGCAATTTCGACCCAACCCGTCTCCGTTTCCTTGAATATACCAACATACTCGGCTGTGTCATCGTATCTAGCAACATAAGTATCCCCATCAAACACAAAACCGCCAGTTATATCGCCATCACCTGTTATTTCAGTTATAGCATCACGAGCAGTTTCACGAGCCACTGTATCAAAAGTATCAAAATAATAATTACTAGCAGCATATGTAGGGATTACTGGAATAAAGTCCCCAACTACTCTCGGAGTGCCCAGAGATACCCTAAACTGGGCGATATTCCCCACAAAAGAGGATGACCCTAAAATGCAATCGCTCGAAGAAGACTCTATAGTACCTACATCCTCAGATTCTATTAATTCCCCATTTTTAAAAACCGAAAGAACACCACCATAGTATGAAATAGAGAATGTAAACCAAATCAAAAGACTAAGTAATCCCACAGAAGCAAATTTATTGTAAGACTCGCCAACTTCTGAAATATATACCTTTAGGATACTATCCTCTATAACAATCTTTATAACACCAGATTGTTCAAACAATGTAGTATCGGCTACTGTTGGTTCTCTCCGAATTTCGCCATTTATGCAAAAATCTTGATTCCAATCTAATGCTGACCAGGATAGACTAGAAGATTCTTCAAATCTATATGACATGAGTGTTTTAGGGGAAGTTGTAGAAACTACAGCAACATCAGCATTAGTTATTTCTGTTAAGTACATAGACTGATCTGCCAAACCCAAGGACTCATCTAACAGAACTTTTGTAAACTTATCAATACCTCTGTCTACAAAGTGAGGAACAGCGATACTACTAGGTGCTGGTTGGCCGTCAAAAGCTTCATACCCCTTTATAGAAACGTATCCTGGGTATGCACCAACCTCACTCTCATAATTGAGGGCGTTAATTAAAGTACCAGACCTCTTTAATTCAAAAGCAGTAGACTCATCTAATCCTCCCTGAAGTGGGATAAATTGTGTTGATTCGCTTGCTGCCTTAATTAGGGGTAATTTCATATGTACGATACCCCCTATGCTATTGGTTGGATTCTGACAGACTTCCCAGGTAACTCTGATCTCATTAACTGAGACACCATCATGGAGTATTTTAGAGAATATCTTTGATATGAAATTAAATCACCAATACTAGCAGTAACATCTAGCAATGCAGCATACACTAACAGATGATGAAATCTACTAGGTAAGTTTGGTATATCTGTGTTGTCTGCTAAGGTCTGAATATTAATATAGTATTGTAGGGTGATGTCGTAACTCGTATCTACAGGATTAAAAATCAAATCGTTGTTACTGGGATTAATTGTGAAGGTTTTGGGTTCGCTTGTAGTTGTGAAATCAATTAGGATAAAGCGATCATATGGGATATACTGTAATACAGTAAATAGATACAGGAACCTGTCCTCTTTCCAGGATGCAAATACATCTTCATCAGAAAAGATAGAACTTACGGTGTGAGTAGTTGTTGCAGTTGTGAGAGTTAAATCCACCTCAGATCGCATGAACTTCCAATCTTCACGCATTGTCTGTATATCTGACCAAGCTGTAACCACTGATTGTATAATGTCAGTTTCAATAGTGCCTAAACCTGGAGTAGATACGGAGCCGATTTTAGTCTGGATTCCACTCTTCTCTTGAACTTTCTGGCATATCTGGAGGAAATTCATAATATCCCTATTCCTTCATAATTATTAAAAAAGGCCGTTGATTCGACCAGGCGGGTTCAACGGCCAAAACCTAACTATCCTACAACAAATACCAGGGCATTCTTTGAACCGTCATAAGTACCAGCAGACATATCAACTGTAGTTCCTGCGACAGAGGGGGGTGTAGATACCGTTGCATTATGCGCGGTGATCGTAGTATCTAGAATACCCAGAACCATCTTAGCAGCAGCAGATACTGCAACGGGAAGACCCAGTTC